ACCCCCAACCTTCCTCGACGACGCCCGCGTAGTTCCGGGGAGTTGGATGTACTCGGCCATGAGCGAATTGGCCAACAGGTAATTGCGCGGGTCAGCCAACGAAGCTGCCGCCGGCAAGTCGAGGTAGTGGACGACGTAATACCAGCCATCTGCCTCATGTCGGTGGCCGTATTGCCAGCGCTGGAACTGATACTCCATGTCAATGTGCTGCACCCCTGCGTCGTACAGCAATTTGCCATTCTCGTCCCAGACTCTCAGACCGTAGCGCTCGGACGACTTGCGGACTGCCCACTCACCCACCATGTACTGCCAGCTGCCGTAGTTGCGACCCGCGAGACTGTGGTTGAAATACTGGCTAGAGCACCCCTGCAGTCGAAAGCCCGTCCAGGCCCCGGGCGAGCCCAAGAATTTTCCACCGAGCATATAGCCGCCGCTTTGAGCCGCGCGAACGAACAGCATCGGTGGTTCACCGGACGTATACGTCTTGGTGAACATGATGTTGGTGTCGGCGCGCCCAATGCCGCGTTCGGACAACTGCATTACAGGGTAGGAATCGTCGACCTGTACGATGCGGTCGTCGTTTTCGATACGGAAGCCGAAGGCCATCAGTCTGCTCTCAGCACCATGATGTAGCACGCCATGTATTGCGCATCGAGGGCGTATGACACCCCGAAGCCGCGCCAAACCAGCGTGATTTTGTCCATTGCGGGGTAGAACTCGGGGATGAAACGACGCAAGTAGCCCGCCCCGCCGCCGTCATAGGCCAGCGCGCCCGCTTCACCGCCAATCAGAAACGCACCATCGCGTTCGGGATTGAATCCCGGCAGCGCAAAAGTCTGGGAGTAGGTCTTGGTACCGCCCAGGTTACGCCCAGGCACCCAGATTTTTTGCGCGAGTCGCATCGTTCGCGCCCGCGTATCCAGCCGCAGACCACCTTCGGCGTTCCAGACGCGCAGCCCCATCGTACTCACAGCGTCAGGTCCCCCAACTGCACGCGCAGCCGGCCCGCGCCATCGAACACCTTGATGACCGTCTCCCGGATCTCCATGCGCCCGCCGACGCCCGACCCGTTAAGCGTCATCCCGCCGTTCTTGTCGAGCACCCAGCGCGGCTGACCATTGGCGGCCTTAGCATTGGACTTGAGCACGCCGGCGATATTGGCGTCAGTGACCTGCAAGCTCTCGACGTCGATGGCATCGGCGCGGAGCAAGCCGGCGAGCGTCGTCACCGGCTTGCCGTCGGTGCCAATGATCTTGCCGAAGCCGATAGGGCCGAGCTTACCCTCCTGGATCGAGGCGTCGCGGATGCGCGCGGTGTCGATATACACCACACCATCGCTGACGATGAACGGCTTCACCTTGCCGGTGGAGTTCGGCGCCGCGATCCAGAAGTTGTCCGCCACCACGGCGAAGTCAGACACGCTGCCGTTGTTGTAGGCACCGAAGCCCGAGACGTAGCCGTTGACGTTCAGCCGCAGGGTGTACTGGGCCGACAGCCCCGTGATCGCCTCGCCCTGGGCATTATTCGTTTCGCCTTGCTGCTTGATCAGCAGCGCCTGTTGCGTAATCGAAGCGCCTTGCTGCTCCAGGGTCTGGCTGTGCTGCGCGACCGTCTCGGCCACGCCGGTGTACTCGGCCAGGAACGCCTGCGACAGGCTCGACTTGTCGATCTGCCCGCTCAGTTGCCCCATCAGCTCGCGGACATCTTCCTGCTTGTGCGCCACCGTCGGCTGGGAAAATGGCCCCTCGCGGTTGTACTCGCTGACAAAGCGCACCCAGTACCAGTAGTCGCCTGCATCATCATCGGGGATGCGGTCAAAAAAGGTCGCCCCGCGCGAACTGTTGATCAGTACCCGCTGGGTCGGGTCATTGCTCTCGCCGCGCCACACCTCGGTGTAAGCGTGGACGTTATAGGCCTGGAACGGGTTTTCCCAAGTCAGATGCACGCCGCCGAACACACCCTCAGCCACAAAGCCGATGGGTACTGGCGGCAGAATGCGCGCCTCCTCCGGTGACACCGTCACCGGCTGCAAAGTGTTGCGGTAGGGCGAGCTGAGTCGGGCGATGCCGGAGTCCACCAGCTCGCGCTTAGTCACCGCCTCCTCGAGCGGGTCTCCGCGGCGGCCGAGGCGCACCTCCACTGCCTCTTTGAGCGCGGTGAGAAACGAGCGCAACGCCGGGTCGGACGACTTGGGTGGTTCAGGAATCGCGGTGATCGGCTTCTGGCTCATGCGAACTCCCCGGCCGACTGGGCCAAGGCCACTTCGGTCACCCGCCCGCTGCCCTCGATCTCGATGCTCCAGCGCCGGCTGCTACGCCCGCCTCGCAGCGGGATCGGCAACTCATTCGGTACTTGATACTCGGCGGTCTGCTCGTCGGCCGTGACCCGTAGCATCAGCGGGTAGCTCGTGCCCAGGACCCGAGCACGAGCGAAAGATACCGGCGGCACCTCGAAGGTCTTCGACCGCCAACGGAAGGTGGTGCCCTGTCTGGCCACCACATCGAACGCCTGCCCGCTGGTGTTAAGCAGCACCGTGACGTCGCGCTTGGCGTCGTAATAGGCCTGGCGCAAGGCGGTGGGCGCCACGCTCAGCTCGCCCAACGTGCAGAAGCCGCCGCCGTCGGCCGGATCAAACGCCCACCAGGTGCTGCCGACGCTAAACACGTAGCGGCCCTCGTAAGCGAAAGCCACGATGCTCGCCGGCGCGAAATCGCGCAGCCAGGTAAAACGGTCGATGAACTCGCCGGTCACCACCTTGACGTCCTGCCCGGCCACTGCCACCAGTCCGTCGGTGCTGGCATAGAGCACGTAGCCGCCCATATCGACCAGACTCTTTGCCGACAGGCACGGGTGGTTGGCATCGAGCTCCACCGGCACAGCCGACGCCGGATCGGCGCCGAAGCCCCAATAGGGCTTGCCGGTAGTGGCGATCAACAAGCCATTCTGCGTCGGCTTCATGCCGACCACTTGATACTTGAGTGGGAAGCGGTAGCTCTCCGGCCACGCGTGCGGCAGGCGGGACTCGCTGTAGCAGACCACGTTGTCGTGGAAGCCTGCGACAAAGTTCGAAGCCACCGGCACCATTTGCTTGAGCACCGGCGGCGGCACCCAGTCAGTGCTGATGAGCTGCTCGCCCTCCTCGCCCAGCGGTATGTTGTCTGTCCAGGTCGTTGTCGCCAACGGCACGTCAGCGATGAACTGCCAAGCGCTGGTCGAGCCGTCGTAAGTCGCCCGATACAGGCGGCGCACGGCGCCGGACACGTTGCGGTCAGGCAGGCTCTCGGCCACAAACTGCAGCGCGCAGGAAAAAGCCAACCCGTGCGGCAGCTCGACAATCGTGGACGCCGGCGACGGTGCCCCTTCATGTCCGTACTTGTCGACGAAGGTGCAAACGTAAGCCACCCTCACCAGATCGGCTGCCGCGCCAGTCGGCACGGTAAAAGCCGGTGTCCCAACCGTGATCGCGTACTGTGGCGTCGGTATCCCCAGCGCATAGCTGACTGGGTTGATCTTCAACCCACCGGCCACGTAGTTGTCCGCCACGGTAAAGCGCGGCCCGAGCGCGGTGGTGTAATAGATGCGCCCCCACTTGTCGCTGGGGGCCACAAGCGAAGCGAATGCCTCGCCAGTAGTGTCGCTGGTGAAGGCCAACCGGGTGTCGCCGTTGGCCGGGCGCAGGATGCTGCGCACCGAACTGCCCAGGTTGGCGAACTCAGCAGAGACCACGGTGCCGATAGTCGCTGCCGCCAGGGCACCGGACTCGAAGCCTGTGTTGTGCGCCAGGGTAGCGAGTTTCTCGGCGAGACGGCGCGGTTCGATCTTGGGGGCCATGCCCCCAAACTCATTCAGGGCGATCTTCACGGGAACGCCCCCCGAACTTGCTACGCACCCACGCCTCGACACCCTGCTCGATCAAGCTGATTGCCCGGCCGCCCATATGCCCGGCAATGCCGGCAAAGGCAAACGTCACCGGAGCAGGGAAGCCCGCCCAGGTGCAGAGGTACGCCGTGATGATCCCGGCGAAGCCGGAAATGGTCCATTCGCCCAGCAGCTCAGCGAAGGAGAAAGCCGCCCGACTCTTGCGCAGGCGGGCAAGATAGCTCGCCGTGCCGCCCCAGATCGCCAGCCCCACCAGCCAGATGTACGTCAGGCCGGTGGTATGCACGAACTCCAGGAAGCGGGCGAACAGCCAATTGCCGCCTTGTCCGTCGGGCATCAAAACGCCCCCGTGCGCATGGCCTTGGCCAGTCGGTCTGCGCGGCTGCCTACGTCGGATGCCCACTTCGAATCAAGCATCTGGCGGGACGCCTCGGCGAAATTGCCCTCCTCCAGCGCACTGCGCATCCGCTTAAAACCGGACAGCCGCGCGAAGCCCAGGTTGAACATCATGTTGACCAGGACTTCCTGGCGCACGCTGCTCAGCTGGTCGAACACGCGGAACAGACGGCGACACTCGCCAACGGCCTCGGCCACGTCGTTCTTGAGCATCAGGTCGATTTCATCATCGCGCAGGCCGCGGTCATCAAGATTGCGACCCACGCCAATGGTCAGCTTGCCGGCCGTACAGCGGTAAGCCTTTTTGCGGCGGCCTTCGTCGGTGTCCAGCTGGGAGTAGAGGCGTTCAAGGTTCATTCGCCTGCCCCCCGCGCAATCGGATTGACCCGGTTGTCGAGCCCCGCCCTGACAATGGCGACCACCTGGTCGTCGACGGTGTTGTCCGAGCGCTTGGCAGCGGTTTCGAGCCCCAGGACAATCAGTTGCCGGGTGACCTGGTGGCTCAGAACCTTGAGTAGGAAAGACGCAATGATGTGCATGGTGGCACCTCCCAAAGGTGGCGCCACCGTGCGCGATTAGCAGTGCTGATATTCTATCGCAAAACGATCCACAGGTCAGGCACCACTAGGCTGTACGAGCCCCATCAGGGCTTCCGGGACAGGCAAATCCACCGGCACAGGCGGGCGCATATACCCGATGTGTTCGAGCATTTCTGCCTGGCTCAGACCGGGGTTCTCCAGGATATAGAGCGGGATGTCGTGGTTGAGGGTCACGAACCCCCAGTCCACCACCATCTGCTTCGTTTCAGTGTTGACGGAAAGAACTTTGAAATCGGTCATGCGACTGCCCCTTTGATGCGTGTTGTGTCGTTACCCGCCGTGATGGTTACGGCCTTGCCATTCTTGGCGACAGCGGCCCCCGCTGCGCCAACTGCCCCAAGTCTTCTAGATGAATAGCCACCAGAAGTGGTCCCGGCACCGCCAGAAGCCCCGAGAGCGCCGCCGCTGCCTGATTTTGCCCACCAGGAGCTAATGTAGCTTTTCCCTTGGCCGTAACTTCCGCCCGCTGACGCTGTCCCGGCTGTTTGCGCAACCACGCTATATTCGCCTCTGCCGGAGCCAGCCGCGCCGCCACTCGACCCGCTACCGCCCCCGCCCCCTGCGTAGCCATATGTGTATGCAGGCATCTCGCCACTGTTGTCTGTAAAAGTCGCTTGTGCCCCGGCACCACCGCCGCCGCCACCAAAAATGTACCCGCCTGAGTTATCGATCGTGCAGGGGAAGTCAGCGTAGAATGCAGTTCCGCCAGCCCCTCCAGCAGCGGCAGAGTTGTACGTCGCCGCACCGCCAGCGCCGCCCTTACCACGGATATACCCATTGTTGATGATGTGCAGCGTCGACCCAGCAGGGAACACCCCAGTTCGCAGGGCGTAACTTCCAGAGCCGGCTGAAATGGTTGCCTGATTCTCGAAGACGTAGTCTCCGGGTTCGGTAGGAGACCCCATCAACGCATAGATACTGGCTCCCGTTCTGTCTGCAGTGTTGATGTAGCGGATTTCATTCTGCCAAGCACTTCGCCAGCCACCTGCGGAGTAGCCCCACACCTGCTTGGCGGTTTTCCAAACCCCCGCAACCTTCGCGTAGATCTTGTCGGCGGTCTGCCAGACGCCTGCCGCTTTTACTCGCATAGCCATCAGTATTGCACCCACAAGTCGCCGTCAGCCCCACCGGAAGGCGCTGCAGTAGAAATGGTGATGTTCTTGGTGGCTGCAGTACCCAATCCGGTAATTGTGCCGGTCGAATGGGTGTGCGAGTCGTTGGCGACAGTCGCTGCAATGGAGACGTTAGCCGTGCCATCAAAGGTTGTTGAGCCCGTTACATCACCAGTGAGCGACAGCGTCCGGGGTGTAGCCAGCTTGGTCGCCGTGGCGGCGTTACCAGTAATATTAAACCCGGTGTATGTACCAGACAGGCACGCATCGGGCACGGTACCGGCGGACAGGTTCGAAGCGTTCAGCGATGTGATTCCAGCCCCATTGCCGTAGAAAACGCCAGCGGTTTTGATGCCGGAGCTACCAATCCCGCCTTTGAGCACGCCTGCCTGGTATACGTAAACCCCCTCGCCGATCTGGGTATCAGCGCTACCGTGCGAGGCCCGCAACCAGGAAATCCCGTAATGGTTGGTGGGCAAATAGGCGGTATTGACGCCGACCCCATCATAGGACGGCCCCATACCCCACATGCACGCGCCCCAATCAACGCTACCGCCATTGCCCGCGCCATAACCACCGTCGATGCCAGTATCGACCGTCAGATTACCCGTGATCCGCCCACCCGAGAGCGACAGCTTGCCAGCCAGCGCATTGGTCATCGTTGTGGCGAAATTAGGGTCATCGCCCAGGGCAGCTGCCAGCTCATTCAGCGTGTCCAGCGCGGCAGGCGAGCTATCCACCAGAGCGGCGACTACCGCCTTCACGAACGCCGTGGTCGCCAGCAGTGTGCTGTTGTCGCTGGTAGCAGGGGTCGGGGCCTTCGGTAAGCCGGTAAACACGGGAGACGCAAGCGGGGCCTTAGCATTCAGCGCCGTCTGCGCGGCCGTGGAAATCGGCTTGTTGGCGTCTGACGTGTTGTCGACGTTACCTAGGCCGACGTCGGCTTTCGCCAAGACCACATCGCCAGTTCTACCAGCCACCGAATTGACCGTATTGACCTGCGCGCCGGCCGCGATACCCCCGAGCTTGGTCCGCTCGGCATCGGTCATCAGCGATTGGCCGGCGACTTTATCGACCTTGGCTGCCAGGTCCGCCTCGTATTCTCCGACGGTCAAAGACTGCAGAACATAGGCATCCGCACCCCAGACAAGGCCGACAGTGCCCTCCAATCCGCGGGTAACGCCGCCGAGCGTATAGGGGCCGGACCCGGTACGGCTGGTGTAGCTGATCACCTCGAAAGCAGTGGGACGCCCCGGCGAATCGGTCAGCACCAAACGACCGCCGTCCGCGGGCGGCAGTTTGAAGCCGCCGACGGGCGCCTTGATGCTCAGCGTGGTCTGGATGTCGGTCGCGGCAGCTGCCAGCTGGACCTGGACGAAGTTCGCTCGGCTCATTTGTCACGCACCTTGATCGTAAATTCCACCTCCTTGGTACGGTCTTGCTCAGTCACCACCAGACAATTGACCTGGTAGTCGATGTAATTCGTGCCGCCGCCGAGCCAGATTTTGAAGCGTACCGGGGTGTCGCCCAAAAGCTGCACCGCCGAGTGCGGTGTCGGCCCCGCGACCAGCGCAGGTACGGCCTCGTCGACCGACGTGATAGTCACAGTCACCGCCTGGATATCGTCGCCCGGGAGGTCGGCAAAAAACCCCGTCATGTCGACGTCGTAATCCAGCACATCCCCGGGTTGCTTCTTGAAAACAGACATAGGCCTCCGCTAGGCCGCCAGGCGGCGAGACACGCCCCCGACAACCACGAGGCGCGGGGGCTCAGAAAGAGTCAGGGTTCGGGATGCGCCGCTGACGTTGACAACTCGCGCCGATAGGCGCTGCGAAGCATCATTGATGCGGTTGAAGCCAGTAACCGTGGCCATCGCCACAGCCACGCCGGCCACAGGAATCTTGGGCTGCAGCGCGCCGGCCGCCGCAGCAGCCGCCAGGCCTGTGCTGCTTCCGAGCGCTGCAGCCTGTTTGCGCCCGACGGCGGTAGCCGCCGCAGCCTGGGCGCACTCGCCCTGTACTTGGACACGTCGGTCCACCACCGCGGCTGCGCTACATTCCCCATGGCTGGCACCGGAGCCGGTGAGCCAGACGACATTGTTAGCCGGCGCAGCAGTTGCAGCGGCAACGCCGGCGGCATGTGCTTCGGTGGATGCCGCAGCCGCGCTGGCCCCCTCCGCGCCAACACGTGCCGTGGCAAACGCAGCCAGGTGCGCCGTCGCCTCGCCGCCTGCCTGCGACTCGATCAGCACGTAGCTGTATTCAGGTAGCACGATCTCCAGGCGCCCGGAGGCCTGCGCCACCGTATATGCGCCGCCGCCAGCAGCGCGCCGCACCTGTGCGGCCGCCATGGGGTAAGCAAGCCCGACCGACAGCGCCACAGTGAAAACGTATTCGCTCGCCTGAGCGTCGCCCTCGGCAAGACACTCCCCGCGCACCGACCAGTTCCGCACACCCTGGATCGTAGTGAGAGGGTCGGAGTCAGCACTAGCAACCGCCTCGAGGGCCCCACCGGAGTTGCTATCGCATCGAGCGGTGCCAGAGGCAAGCGTTTCGGTCGAGCACTGCCCTGCACCGACCAGTATTTGCTCGCTCGCCCCAACGAGCGTAGCAATGCAGTCCGCCGCGCCGTAACCGACGTACCAGTAGGTGCCGAAGGGATTGGCGTAGCACCAAACGGCTTCGGGGTCGGCAAGCGCATAGATCGCCGCGTCCGGCTCAATCTCAGCAAAGCACTTGGCATTGCTCGGGATCAGCGCCTTGGTCGTGCGAACGACCTTGCCGCTCGGCAAAGCCTCGCCGAGGCCCTCGCCGCCCAGCAGGTAGTCGGCGATCCCGCGCCCCGCAACACTCGCGGCGCCAACGGACGTCACCGCCGCAGAGAAGTCGACCTTGGCCGCTGCAGCCGGGACCGTCGCCACGCCCTGCGGGACAACCGCCACCGGCAACACGTTACGCACCCCGGTACCCGTGGCGACGGTCGCCGTGGCAAAGGAGCTCGAAGCATCGCGGAAGGCCGCCGTGGCCTTGGCCGAGGTCGTCGCGCTACAAGCGACTGCACCCGCAGCAGTCACCTGCCGCGGGTAAAGCGCACCGCCAAATAGCGAACGGCCGAAGAGCATCGCTTATCAGCTCAGGGTGACGACCAGCGAGCCAACCGGGAAGGACAGCACGTCCGACGGGTCAAGCGTCTTGGGGTTGGTCAGCGGCGCGTGGTACAGCAGGTTGCCGCCAGTCTGCGCATCGAACAGCCCCCAGTGGGTGATGGTCACTTGGGTGTTGGCGATTGCCGGGAACACCAGGTTGCGGGTGTTGCTGCCCGAGCCGTTGTTCGGCGCGGTAAAACCATCCGACGCTACGGTGGTGTGCGCACGCTGGCGAACGTAGGCGCTATCGGCCAGCTCCGCGCCAGTACCGGCGTCGGTCGGATTGCTGGTGAACAGCGCAGCAAACACCGCGCCGCCGGTATAGGACCCGCCGCGCAGAGTGGCGTTGAACAGTGCATTTTCGAGATAGTCAGAAAAGCCCGACATGACGGCCTCCAAATCAATGAAGCGCTCGCCGTGCGCGGGGTGTTATTAGCAGTGCTGATATTTTAACTCAATCGAACGGCCAAAGCGCCTTGTTTTGCGACGCCAGCGGGGTCAACGAGCGGATCTTCTCGCCCAACGGCCGCTGACTGAACAGCCCGTCAACCTTGCCGGCCACCGGCGCGATGGAGCCAAAAACGCTCATGCCCCACTCCTGCTGTTGGCGCATGGTCAGCAGGAACTCGACCGGGCCGAGGCCGCCGGCGCGGGAAAACACGTCACCCAGATAGGTGATCGCGCCCTGGTACTCCTCCGTGCGTTGGCCATTGAGTCGACGCACCCAGTCGCGGGCCTCAAGCGAGGCCGCCGCCAGCGGTAGGACCGCCACGCCAAAGACCAACGCCGGCATGGCAATCGCCAGCGCCTGGCCGAACTGCGTCGGGTCCAGGTGCTGCCAGCGCCAGCGCATCTCGCGCGCGATACCCAGCAACACCGTGTCGCCATAGGTGTAGAGGAAGTGTTTCAGGTGCCAGATCATCTTGAGGTACGGGTTGTTGCCCCAGTGCGTCGACTGAAACTTGCTCGGGTTGAGCGTCGCCTCGTTGACGAACTGGTTCACCGCGTCCGTGACGGCGGCGGCGATCTGCTGAGTGGCCGGGTCGAGCGCCGGACTCCAGCTCGGGCGCCCGGCCTGATCCCAGGCGTGTACCGTCCCGGCATCGACACCCAGGCGCTGCAACGCCCCGTGGTCGCCGTCGGCGGCCGCGTTGAGCAGATAGCGGACCCCGATGCCCGTGGCCAGGGTCCGCGAGACGCGCACAATCAGTTCGTTGCCGTTGTAACGGAAGAACTGACGCTGCCACTTGTTGATCAGTGGGCTGCGGTACTGTTCGCCCGTGGCCTGCCACATGACCTGTTCGGAAGCGTCGGAGAGCACGATGCCCATGTCGCGGGCAAAACGCTTGGCGTCCTGCAAATCGCGGAACATCTGACCGATACCTACCCGGCCACCGGCCCGAACCAGCGGCAGGGCGAGTTCAGGGATCGAAGCGATGCCGGAGAAGGCCAGTACCGTCATGCCCACCCAGCCGGTGATGAAGTCTTGCGTCGAGCGCCACCAGCCGGGCATTGACTGCCCTGCCGGGTGCCGGCCGAGGGCGCCATTGACCAGGTCCATCACCTCGGCGGCGGCCGGCTCGCCGTGCGCTGCGCGAACCCGATCGAGCATGGCCTTGAAGCGCAGGTTGGGGTCGAACGCCGGCTCCAACCGCCCATTGCGCTCAAAGACCTCGCCGGTATGGTCGCCAAACACAGCCTCCCAGCTCGCGCGCTTGCTTACCCCGTTGGCCCAGTGCATCAGCGCTGCGTCGTGGCGCTTGAGCAACCAGCCCTGAGCGATCAGCTCCTTAGCGCCGATGGCCTGGACCAGCTCCAGAGTGCTGCGATGCGTGCCAACCGGCATACCGGGTGCAATGGCACCCTCGATGACGCCGGGGCCATCGACGATACGACCAACCAGCTCACGCACCTCGGCCTGCGGCAGCCCGGTCTTGTCCCTGATCATCTGCTCGAACTCGCCGCGACGCTCGGCCACCACCTGGCGGTCAAAGGCCATTGGCGTGAAGCCTGCGCCCAGTTGCACCGAGCGCAGGCCGGCGTTCTCGGCCTCGGTCACCAGGTCGTCGACCAACTGGCGGATGCGCCGCCCCTCGGCCGTCTGCGGCTGGCCGCTGTAGGCGTCCTCGAACGCCGCCTGCACGGCCAGGGTTGCCGCCTTGCGCCGCTTGCCCTGATGCAGGTCGCCCAGCACCCGATCGATCTGCGCCATCATTCGCCCATGCAGTGCCCGCGCGCGCTGCTCGTAGCTGCGCCCCAGCGGGGAGGCCTCAGCATTGGCCGGTTGGAACAGGGCGCGGGCGAGCTCGGCGTCATAGCGGGAGATCCGCGAATAGACCATGCTGCCCACAGTAGCGAGCTTGGGCGCCACGCCTTTTTTCCAGAACTGGTTGGCGCGGGCCAGCAGCAGGCCGTCGGCCGGTACCTGCCGACGAAACCGCGCCGCTTCGGTTTGCGGCCAGGTGCGCTGACGATGCTGCCCATCACGAATGCCTGCAGCAATTTGCCGTGCCATCACTGCCAGCTCGGCACGGGTAACCTGCCCCTGCAGCAGGCCGATTTGCCGCAGCGCGCCGGCCAGCCAAGCCAGTATCCGGTCGTAGAGCGCGGCCAACCCCTCCTCGGCCTGGGCGTCCGCAGACTCGCCCTCGTAGGCCTGCTCGATGTGCTGCCAAATGCCGCGCATCCCCGGCATGTGCCGGGAGGCCTGAATCATGCCCAGCACCTGCTGCTTCACCGTCGGGGCAAACGTGTCGAGTCCGAAGTGACCCAACACCTCGTGGCGCAGAGTTGTCAGCAGGTCGTTTGCATCCTCGAGGTTCTCCGCGACCAGTACCACGCGGCCCGGGGCCTCCGGGTTGGCGCCGCCCGCGTGGTAAGCCCCCTTGATCGTCTCCCGACTATCGCCGTAGACCTCGCGCTGCGTTGCCACGACGCGAAAGGTCAGAGGCAAGTGCCCCTTGTACTCGGCCTGGAACTGCTCGACCGCGGCTTGCACAGCCTCGACCGTCATCCCCTTTGCCGGCTTGCTCTCGGCCACAACCGTGCTCGCCAGGCGGAACAGTGGCGCCTGGCCGCCGGCCGCCAGCCAGGCGTTGATTGCCGCCTCTTGCGCGCGGTCCTCGGCGTCGTACCAGGCTTCCTCATTGAGCCCGGCCAACGGATCGTGCGCGTAAGGGTTGTACTCGTGCTCGACCTCGTCCAGTGCCAACGCACGCCCGCGCGCCTGGTCAACCTGATCGGATGCACCGCCGCTGCGGCGGTACTCGTCGATCTGTCGGCGTGCCGCCACATCGCGGCCGCCGATGTCGGTAACCTCGATGCCATCTTTCGCAGCACGAATCGTTGCGCCGGCATCGGCGTCGATTTCGGCAGACGAGCCTGTCTGTTCGCGTGAAGCCTTTAGCTCCTGCCCAAGACGCTTGCGCTGGGCCAGGTTGCCCAGATAGCGACTGAACACCTCGGCCAGCGGCTCGCCGCCGGCGTCCAGTTTGCCGATGGCGTCCACCGCGCGACGCAACGGCGCGTTCTCCTCGCGGCTGGGCTTGCGGTAGTAGTCGCCGGTATCGGTTTTCTCGCCCAGGATCATGCGACCCCAGAGCTCCACCGCCTCGCGCGCCACCGGCTGAGTCTTCATCAGGCTGGAATACTGCGCCTCAATGTCGCCGAGCGCCGCATACAGCACGTCGGCGTCGAGGCCGATCTGATCAGTCAGATCATCAAGCTCGCGCTGGATCTGCGACTCGCGCGCACGAGCATTGGCGTGCGCATGGCGATGGTTGAGCCCCTCGCCGAATGTCACCCCGCGCTTGCTGTTCGGGTCGACAAAGATCACCAGGTCATCAGGAATCGTGCGCACCACGGCGTTGAGGCGGTAGCTCAGCGGGTCGCTGTGCTGCGGCCCGGCCATCAGGCGCGCCAGATTTTCCAGCAGGTTGCTCGCCGCCTCGCCGGCACTGGCCGGCACGTGTTCCCCCGATTGCGCATACATGGCCAAGGCCACCGCGTCGACCACGCGACCGTACAGGCTGCCGTCAACCTCCGGTATCGCCAGCAGGTTCGCCCCGGCAAAACGCCGCGTGACCTCGGCCGATACACCGTTCTTGAAGCGGATCGTGGCCAGCTGCGCGTCGTTGGGCTTAACTGCCAAGCGCCAGCCATCGATAGACAGTCGGCGCACGGCGGCCTGGAAGGTGTCGTCCGAAGCCTTCTGCTCGTTGCGCACCCCGGCCATGGCCGGGTCAACCGCCACGTTTTCGCCCTGAGCTGCATCGTGGCCCTTGGCAGTGGCTGACAGGGACCGCTCGCCCTCGCGCTGAGCCTCGAAGATGCCCACTTGCTCGAGGTCGTCTATGAGTTCGCCGCCCGCCAGTTCGAGCAGCGCGCCCTGCAGGCGCTCGACCGTGCGCCGGGTGTCCAGCGCCAGGTCCTCGGCCAGCTGCGCCTCGTTTTCGGTATCGCTGAGCGCCTCGTCACCCAGATGGCGATACAGCTGCGCCCACAGCGCCCGACCGACACGCGCATCCGAGCGCTCGGCCATTGCCTGCAGAGCCGCTGGCACATCCAGCGCGCGGCCGGCAGCCTTGGTTACCAGCTCGGGAGTCAGCTCCGTGGCTTCGCCCAACGTGGCAAGCAGCGTAGGCTGGTCCAACAGCGGGTGCGCCTTCACCGCATTGGCCAGCGTGACGGCCAGGGCGCGGGTGTGGTTGAGCTGCAGGGCCTCATTGTCCGTCAATGCCGACTGCTCGGTTTCGCCGGCGGCCACGATCTTGCCCATGGCCTCCAGGTACAGCGACAGGCCCGCCGGCCAGCCATCCTTGGCCTTGTCGGTCAGCGGCGTGTTCTCCACCAACTGGTAGAACTGGGCATCGTCGCTATCGAAGA